AGCTGCTGGGCCTACCGGTCGCCGTCGTCGAGATGGCGCAGGTTCCGGTGCAGTCAAAGCCCGAACCGACGCACGAGCCGGCGAATCGCCTACGCCTTGCGTTCTGGAGGAAGTGACCATGACCAATGACACGCGAGCAGCCTTCGAGGCGTGGGCGAAGACTCAACCCGACTTGGTCGAGCCATTCGGCTATGAGCTTGACCTTGCGCGCGTAGGTCGCGAATCCAGAACCGAAGCGGCATGCAGAGGCTATCTAGCCTCTCGCCGGGCTGCGCTGGAGGACGCAGTGCAGGCTTGCATGGACTATGCGGACGCACTGCACACGGTTGCGGCAGACGCTGAAGCGCTTTCGGTCATACATTGCATCGACCTTATTCGCGCGCTGGGTGATGAGGGGGAGAAACTGTGAGAAAACCCAAAGACCCAACCAAATACCCGTTCAAAACAATCCCCGACGACGACCGTCGTCCGCCTGAGGTTACCGCTCAGATTCGCGAACTGGAGGCTCAGAAACTCGCCCTCAAACTCGCGAACCCGCCTGGCTACATCGAAAAACGCCGAGCGCTGAATCGCGAGATTTATCGTTTGTCGCTGATCGGTCTGCCGCGCGACCTGAGCTGGCGGAATAACGACGGTCGGCCGGCGTTTCTACCCGCTGACCATACAACCCGGACTGTGAAACTGACACCGGATCAGGTGGCGTTTTGTCAACGGATGTCGGCGAAAGGGAACGTCTCGATGGGGATTCGTGCGTGCATCGATTTTACGATGAGCACGAGGCAGTTGCCGGCGTTGCCTGAGGGGCTGGAGGATGACTGACAACGAAATGCCTGAAGAACTTCAGGAGGCACTTGCTCATTTTCCGTTTATGCAGAAACTGCATGACACTCTCATGCAGCACCCTTGGGAAACGGAGTCGGACTGCCTTTTCGTCTGCGAACATGTGGTTCGATGCATCATAGATATCGCAGAGTATAGGAAGCTCCATTAATGGCCCGCCCCCCCAGCGTCCCCTACCATTACAACGGCTCCATGCTCTTCGTCGGCGATGCCAACCAAGTTCAGGTGTCGCTGGTCGATATCCCTCAGGACACCATCAACGCAATGGCCCTGAAATACCTCGCGCAGAAACTGACGAAAATAGTAGCGCGTGGCGGCTATCCCGAAGCTCAGCGTCTCGCCACGTCGATCTGCACGAACGGACGCGTAACCCGGAAATACGTCGAGCGGTTGCCCGAAGAAACGATCCTGAAGGCATGCCTCGTGAACTACGCCAGAGAGAAACAGGGCGTCGGCCCGCTCGATTTAAACGAGGCCGCATCGGAGTTTGACGCTAAGATAGGCTCACTGGAGCGCGTAAGTCAGAAAAGCGAGGCTTACGTGTCGGCGCGCAAGAGGACGGATGAGATTTTGTTTTCGTATCGGAGATGAAATGAACGATCTGGCCGATGAGCAAATAGATAGGATTCTCGATCGAATTCTTCGCAATGAGGATGGGTACGATTACTATGCCTATACTCACCATAAGCACTGGTGGGGAACGGTAGAAGAAATGAGGGAGTTCGCGCGAGCCATCCTGAAAAAGGCGAACGAAAAGTGAAGACTCTTTACAGAATCATCGCCATAATCATCCTGGCGCCATTCGTTGCGGGCTCTGCAATGTTCATCGCAGCATTTATCGCACTGGTTTCCCTGATCGGGTGCCTGTACGACGCTCAGACTACAGCAGAACTTCCTCGCCCTGACGAGTAGTGAACGTCGGGGTTCCCGAGTTATTCTGAGTCTCGATCTGAACCCAGGTACCGGCAGGGATCATTCCCGAGAGATTAGCCGTCCCGATCATCGTCTGACCGACAGTGACAGACAGCGTCGTCGGCTGACCCGCAGTGCTGCTGATAATCGTCTGTTGGCCGGTCGTACACGTGTTATTCGTGTAGGTGCGCAGGAATACCGTACCCTGCGGAGAGCCGCCGAGCGTCACCGTCGTGGAAATATCAACGCCGTAAGTTACTTGGGCATCGCGCGTCGAACTGATCTGAAAGCAGGTCGACAGCGCCCGCGTAGGGTACGCGAACGACCGTGCAACGGTGTTCACGGTGATCGAACCACTGGTCGTCACGGGCGATCCTGTGACGGTCAGCGTGGATGACGTGACACCGACGGACGTAACTGTTCCAGAGCTGCTAGCAGGTAGCGTGGCTAGCGTACCATCACCACGAACGTACTGCGAGGTCGTTCCAGTCGGCGTATTGAACTTACCAGCAAGTCCAGCGGACAACGCCGAAGAAGTCGCACCATCAGTGATGCCATAGCCACTCAACGTCGTAGGAGTACCCGTTAGGTCGCTCCATGCACCAGTCGTAGCAATCGGCGCAAACGTGGGTTTGCCGGTGATCGCCGACCAGGCTGGCGCAGCGCCTACTGCGTTTAGCGTACCACTGCTGACAGAAAAACCAGTTCCGAGCACCAGATACACAGGCAGGCTCGTAGTCGTGTCATACGACAGGAATGCCGGGCCGCTGGGGGTCGCCATGACACGAGTAACGTTTCCCGTATCGGTCGAGTTACGCTGCGTCAGAACAATGGAGTTGGGGTCGGCGAAAGCAGGAAGTGCCGCCGTCAGCGCAGTCCAAATAATCAGCCGCTTCATTGGTCGCCTACCCAGTGATTGGACCCGACGTGCGTCACTTGAATGAATGAATTCGCGAGGAACGTATTGGCCGCATTGTCCACGGTCTTACCGGAATCCCATGTCAGCGTGGTGATGTTTTGAGTACACCAAAACCGAAGGGTCTGACCGTCGACAGAATCGTTATCCGATGGCAGATTGATTCCAAGAGCCGCAAGAGAGGATGACGGGGTAAGCTTGATGAGCATATCCCCGCTGTCTTGCGCAGGAACCGTGTACGTTGTTCCAGTGGTCGGAGAAGCGGTGTAGATGCTTCTAGAGAGGGAGTAGGTCGTCACATCAGCCCCCGTGTTGCGCGAGAACCTGACTGATCGCGGTCACGAGCGCTTGCCGAGAGGTCGCCTGGGTCGCCTGAATGCCAGCCCATTCGGAATCAGTCAGCGCGGTGCGACCTTCCAGTTGAGCCTGCTTGACGGTTGCAGAGATAGACGCCGCCTGACTCAGCGCATTCGTCGCAGTGGTCAGGATCGTTGCAAGGATGTCGATTGCTTCGGTGACTTGGGCCATTTACTTGACTCCGTGAGCGGTGAGATAGGCCGACAGTTGAGCCAGCAGGGAGGTTGCGAGAGCGAGCTTGCTCTGAGCCGTCGCGGTATCGCCGATAGACTCAGCCGCATGCGCTGCAGTGATCGCGGCAGTAGCCTGATCGCCGAACGACAGAACAGCCTGAAGATCAGCGGCCGAGAGTTTGCCAGTCGGTGCGGACTGAGCTGCTGACAACTCCAGCGCGCTCACCTGGCTCTGCGCATATGCCAGCGACTCGTCCAGTGACTGAGGCGCCACAAGGCCAAGCGATGCGCAGGCGGTCAGAGCCAGCGAAAGAGTTGCGGCATAGAGAAAATGAATCCTCATTTCGAAGTACCTCCGGGGATGGTGATGGTCGTATTCCCCGATTCCTTGGCTGCATCAGCGGCTGGATCGGCATACGTTAGGTAGTGAGCGGAGAGGGCCGCCAAACCCATCTTGCAGAATTCCACCACGTCGTCAGCACCTTGAATGTGATTGACGCGGAGATAGAACCAACCCGCTGCCATCAGGACGGCTGCATAAACCTTGATCGCGCCGGCAGAGATAAAAGAGTTCATGCCGGTAGTTTAACCTCGGCCAGATATTCTTCGATGACAGGATGTAACCCTGGCCAGTATTCCCGAGCCATCTGGACAGCCTCCAGACAGGTTTTCGCTTCGAAGGGTTCTCCGATAGGGACGAAAAACAAATCGTCGCCAAGGATATACGCCTGAAATATCACCGGAAGTCCTGTGCGGCGTACTGGAGGTTTTCAGTCCAGCGGTCGATCCAGCCCTTGCCGTAGGTCTGCCACTGCGGGTTCTCCAGGTAGAACTGTTGGACACGAGCGATGAAGCCGAAGACCTGGGCGGGGTAGGTGAGCGCAGACAGGCCGGCCATCGTAGCGGGGCCGAGCACGCCGTCCTGATGAGTTCCCGCTACGAACTGCAGAAACTGGATGGCGCGATATTTTCCAGCGTTAACCGCGAAGTCAAATACCTGGTATGCGAGCGGCGGGTTTAGTTGACTGATCCCCGGCCAGTAGTCACGGGCGTAAATTGCAATCGCGCCGTCGCGTGTCAGGTTTTTGATATCGACGTTCGGATACGAGCGCTTGCTGATTCCGAAATTCGTTTCCCCCCCTGCGTCACGGGGATCGTGACTGTACCCACCCTCGTGCAGAAGGGTGCGGCTAACGATGGTGGGCCAGTCGAGAGAGAGGTTCATTTGATGAAAAATTGAGAGAGTCCGCCGCCGTCTCGCAGGATCATAGACAGGTCTTCCAGGCGAGTAAACGGCAACGGAATATTCGTCCGCGTCTTGCCCGTCTTCCAGTTGTATTCAACGCCAGGCGCGTCGGGAACCTTCTGCCACTCGTCCGGTTCCGTCTTCGGGCGGTTGATCGGTGAACCGAGCGGCATCCATTCCTTAGTGTTCTCGGTCGGGTCGGTTTCGGTACGCATGGCGGGCTCCTTCGCTATTCGTAAGACATGCCCTCAGCGTACCCCTTTTTCTGCAATTGCGGAAGCTGTTTCTCTAACCTTTTACCGATGTCATTGCGCAGCATGAGATTGCTCGGAACGCTGATCTTGTCGGCAACTTCGTAGGCAGCTTCTGCAGACTCTTTTACCGTGTCGCCGAGCCCGACAGCGACCCCGATGTAGTTTCCGGCGGTACACATCATCGGCTCTTCGATCACCTCGTCGCCCTTCATGGTCGGAGCGCGACGGATGCACACGTCCATGAGGTGGAAATTCTTGAGGACAGACTTGTTCAGCCCGTAGATCGGCGCGCCAGCATGCGTTTCTGGCGTGTCGTTGAGGTAAGGGTAATCGCCGTGAGTCACAACGACCCCGGTAGCGATATCCTCGCTGACCTTGAGAGTGTCCCGGCCTTCCAGCAGGTCGGCCATCCAGACGACTGGATCGCCCTT